CAGTCGCAATCCTCGCGGTCGACTAACCGCTTTTCACCCCCCGTCCCCTCGGTTGGAACAACACTGTTCGTCCGCCCGTCGTTCACAGCGGCGGTCGGCCATCAGCGTCGCGTCTTATGTCAGTCAACGTAACCCAGCAGCGGCGCTACGAGTGCTCGCGCGAGGAGTGCGACAACGAGCGAACTCCGACGTCGAGCGTCGACGGGTCGTACTGCTCGCGCGACTGTGCTGCTCGAGCCCACGGTCGGGCGCTGCTCCAGGACATCAAGCAGGATCACCGGTTCTGCTGGTGTTGCTTCCGGCAGCGTAAACGGGTCGAGCGGCCGACCGACGAGGCACTCCGCGGACTGGGCGCAGTCACGGCCGAGGCCCTCGTCGGCTACGAATCGCCGACCCCGGCAGTCGAGCGGGGCGATTGGGGGCTCGAGTGCGAGTGCGGCGCCGTCGACCACGACCTCCCGGACTGGGGGCGGCGGGCGGCCGGCCCGTACTGCTGGTTTCTGCAGCTGGCGTCGGAGCGACTCGTCGCTGACGGGCGTCGCGACGACGCCGTCGACGCGGCCGCGCTGGCCGACGAGCTGTGGGCCGACGGCGACGAAGACGTCCCGCTCGAGCTGGCGGCCGGTCGCGCCCTCGAGGCTTGATATATGTCATGTCAACGAACACCTACAGTAGACCCTGGTACTGCAGTAATGGACAGATCGATGAGTACAAAGCGATCAACGAGGCAGGCGGGGATCTCGAGCACATGAAAACCACGGCATGGGTCCGGTCGATGATCGTCAACCTCGGGATCATCAGCGTTGCGCTGTACGCGCTCTCGATCGGCGGCAACCCGACGGTCATCGGCGGGCTCGCGCTCGTGTCTCTGGCCGCTTACGGCGGTGTCGAGATCGCCGACTACCAGGCGCTCACGCAGGCCATCGCTGAGCAGGCCAGCGAGTCCGCCGACGAGGCGGACAGCGAGAAGTGACATCCACAGCCTGCTCCCGCTGCGGCGCCGCCCCGGAGCACTACCCTGACTACGACCGCCGCGACTGCCCGAAGTGCGGGCGGCGGCTCCCGAGAGACTAATCTATGGGATATACTTTTAATTGCGATGGCTGCGGCGACCGGTATAACCACGCCCCGCCGTTCATGGGCGAGTTCCGCGAATCATTTTTGAAGACCGCCCCGACGCCTTTCGCCGACCTGTACAACCGCGGGGAAACCGTCACGCTCTGCGAGCCATGCTGCGAGGACCTACTCCTATGACCGGATGCACCTGCTGCGGCGAGCCCGCAGCCCGGACGGAGCAGCACCACGTCGACGAGCAACGTGGAAACAATGAGCCGGACAATCTCACGGATCGCTGCGTCCGGTGTCACCACGCCCGGGCTCACGAGAACGACCGCCGCGTTGACGGCTACACGCAGGAAAAATACAGTCCGGCCAGCCCGTCAACGGGCCCGCCGAGCGGACGGTAACGAAACACCTCATGGAGCATCGCGATGGCTGACGTCGAGACTTGTGGAGATCACGGTGGGACCAACCGTCGCGACGAACCCTGTGGTCGGACCGCTGGTTGGGGGACAGACTTCGACGATGGAAAGTGCCGACAGCACCGGGGGACATCGCCGGACGGCACCTCGCATGAGGGCAACGACTGGGCGGCGACGCACGGGGCCTACTCGGACTCGTTCGTCGAAGACTTCCTTCGCGACGAGGAGATCGAGCGAGTCGAGCAGTTCGAGGAGCTCGCCGGCTCGGTCGAGGGGGCCCAAGCGGTCGCTCGGACGGCAGCCGGCATCGCCCTTGAGCAGTTCCGGCGAACGGGCGACGAACGGTTTCTCCGCCGGTACGAATCCATCTGCGATACGTTCGAGATTGCACCCACCGACGAACTGGAACTCTCCGGCAATGTTGACCTAACGGGTGATGTCGTCGTTGATTTCAAGGACGCTGATACATGAGCTCGAGCTCCTCTCCCCCACCCCAGCCGACCACCCGGCTCGCATTCGAGCCGTACGCCGAGCAGCAGGTGGTGCTGGACTCGGATGCGCGGTTCCGGGTCGTCGCTGCTGGCCGGCGGTCGGGCAAGACGATCATGGCCGCCGCGGAGTCGGTCCGTCGAGCACTCGAGTCCGATGGCGACTGGCACGGATACTGGGTCGGCGCCGAACATCACCACGCCGAGACGGCATTCGAACTGTTCGACAGCGCGCTCCCAGATGCACTCGTCAAGCGCCGCAACCGATCACCGCCACGGCTGATCGAGTATCCGAACGGTGCGGTCCAAGAGTTCCACACTGCCGGCGGCGGCGACCTAGTTTCAATCGGTCTTGACTGGGCGGTCTGCGACGAGGCGGGCAAGGACTTTCCAGAGCGGACGTGGACCCAAGAGCTCCGGCCAGCGCTGTCGGACCGGCGAGGGGAGGCGATGTTCATCTCGACGCCTGACGGCCGGGACTGGTTCTTCCGTCGCTACCAGCGGGGCCAGGGGGACGACCACTCCGACTGGGCGAGCTGGTCGTGGAAGACATACGCCAACCCACATGTCTCCGATGACGAGGTTGATGACGCTCGGGGCAGCGTCCCAGACCGTGTCTTCCGACAAGAGTACCTCGCGGATTTCGTCGACGAAACTGGCGGGGTCTTCGAGGACTTGGACGAGCGGCTGTTCACCGCCGACTACGACCTCGAGACGGCGACGGGCACTGAGCCGTACGCCGCCGGCTGGGACTTCGCTCGTCACCAGGACTACTTCGTCGGTATCGTCATCGATTCCGACGGCGATGTCGTCGACTATCATCGCTCGCAGGGCGATGCGTGGCCACAGATTCAGCGGACCATCGAGAGCGCCGCCGCCGAGTATCCTGGCCCGGTCGCACTGGATGCCTCACGGGATAACAAGGTGGTCGCCGACCTCACTGATTCACTCGGCCGCGGCCGCGTGGAGCCGGTGACGTTCTCGCCGAAACGGAAGCGAGAGCTGATCGAGGACCTCATCGCGACGGTCGAGGCCGGCGAGTTGACGGCGCCGGATATTCCGCAGCTGCGACACGAACTGGAGGTCTTCGAATACGACGTGACGCTGAGCGGGACGGTGCGGTACGATGCGCCGGAGGGGTTCCACGACGACTCCGTCGACGCCCTTGCGTTAGCCGTTACAGCGCGTGCCAGAAAGCGAAATCAGCCTGAAATCCGGCGCCGCTCTGGCTCAGTCAGCAAGCGCAACCGACTCTAACCCATGGCGATGAACATCTTCGAGGCGCTGCAGGCGCCCTTCCGGCAGGGCGTTGAGGTCTTCGAACGCTCCTCGTCAGTCAGCCGCCACAGTGGCGATGTCGAGGAGATTGACCCGCCGGACGACCTCGATGAGCTGTACTACGACGTCTACGGGAGCGTCGGCATCGTCAATGCCAACATCGACACCTATGTCGCTGACGTGTTTGAACCGGGCGTCCGGGTCCGAGCCGACTCCGAAGCCACGGAGACGTTCTTCGAGGAGGAGTTCCTGCCGAACGTGGGTGTGATTGGTGGCGAGACTCACCGCCACTTCGAGCAGTTCGCGCCCATCACCGAGACCCAGCGCGTGACCCGCGGGACGGCCTTGGTCAACCTCCTCCCGAAAGACGAAGAAACCGCGATTCCGGAGACGGAGGTCATAGGACTGTACCACATCCCCCCGGAGACAGTAACGCCGCTGGCTTATGAGGGCAAGAACATCCTTATCGACCCTGAGGACACCGACCCCGACGACATCTCTCGAACTCAGCGCGGCGAAACGGCCGCCTACGCCCAGTTCGACGACACAAGCATCCTCGGTCGGCGCGGTGGTGGCTTCGACCGCGATACCGTCTACCTCTCCCAGACGGATGTCCGAAAGGCAACCTACAACCTCGACATTGGGGGCGATGGATCGGACGAGACGGGGATCTGGGGCCAGTCAGCACTTCGGCCAATCAAAGAAGAAGCAGCGGAGTACGAGGAGGCCAAACGCGACCGGGCGACCGCCATCAAGACGAAGGCGCACGGCATCTGGACCGCGAAGTTCGGCAAAGAGGTCTTGGAGTTCCCGAACGGCGACGCGGAGGTCTGGGAATGGGACGGCCAAGGCATGGACGACGTGATGAGCGAACTGGAGTCCATGAAGGCGGGCGACGTTCTTGAGATTGACGGCCCGATGGAGCCAGACCGCTGGGAGGGCTCGGTTCCGGACCTCGACGACACGCTCCAGCAGCTCGTCGACGACATCCTCGCGCCGTTGCCGGCGCCGAAGTACGCTGTCGGCTTCGAGCAGGACATCAACCAGTTCGTCTCCGAACAGCAGGAGACCAACTACCGGCAGACGGTCCAGAACGCTCGCCGCTATCATGAGACGTTCTGGACAGATATCTTCCGCGACGTCGCCGAGAGCCACGGGTTTGACCCATCGGGGCTCGAGGTCACCATCCAGCCCCAAGAGGACGAGTCGCCCATCATGTCGCTGTCGGACGAGCAGATTGACCGCATCGAAACGTTCGCGGGGGCGATGGCGGACCTCTTCGGCCCCGGCGGCGCGCCGAGCTACGTTGACGACGACGTGCTGCTCCGACTCGTCTTGCAGCTCCCGGAGGACGCGACGCTTGACGCCGAGGGGGCCGAGAAGCTCCTCGACGAATCCGACCCCGAGGTCCAGGCGCAGTTCGACGCGCTCACGAACGGGACCGAGTGACGTGGCCCCGAGCACCGAAGCGCTGGCCCAGTCGCCGGCAGATGTTGACCCGACGCGAACGGTAACACTGCGGGATCGATACGCAGCCAGACTTCGGGGGCGATTCGGAGCCATCAACACGGAGATTCGGGCTGGTGTCCGCGACCGCGACGTCTTCGGGCTCCAGAACAGTGGTGAGGCGCTGGCGTCACCGCTGCCCTCACGATTCCCAGAGCGTCAGGACCGCCAAATTGAGACGTTCGACGCATGGCTCCAGCGCCAGATGGACGCCGAGGTGCTGACCGCTATCTCAAGCGACGAGAATCAGTTCGTGCGGTCGGGGTACGAGGCGGGCCTCCGACACGCCGACACGGCCGCCCGAGCGGACGGCGTCGATGTCCCAGACGGGGACGTATTTGCGACAATTGAGCGGCCGATCCATCGCGACGAGCTCCAGCTGGCGTACACCCGCGACTACAGCGAACTCGAGGGGATCACGCAGGCGGTCAGTCAGCAATCCACGCGAACGCTCGCCGAGGGCTTGGCCGCCGGCGAAGGCCCGCGGGATATCGCGCGCCGGCTCACCGACCGCGTGGACGCAATTGGGAAGACCCGGGCGACGGCGTTGGCCAGGACGTCAGTCATCGATACGTTCAACTCCGCGGCCTTGGCGCGCTACGAGGAGTTGGGGATCGACGGTGTCACGGTCCAAGCCGAATGGAAGACGGCCGGCGACAACCGGGTCTGTGATATCTGTCAGAGTCTGGAGGGGCGGACGTGGTCAATCGAAGAGGCCCGTAGCGAAACCGTTGACGTCGCCGGCCACTCTGACATCCCGGTCAAACCGCCCGCTCACCCCCGGTGCCGGTGTGCGATCATCCCCAGCAGAGGTACCTGACTCACTATGACTGCTACCCAACACTTGACAGACCGACTCCAGACTGGTACCGCGACCGTCGCCGCCGATGCCGACTTCGATGACGGCCCGTGGACTGTCCACGGCGTCGCCCAAGCGGCCGAGGTCACGCAGGGTGTCTCCGGCGAGCGGCGGTACTGGCCGCCGGAGGTACTCCGCAATGGGGCCGGTGCCCTTGAGGGCACACCCATCGTCGACCCGGACGAGCACGAGGACCTCTCGGCGAGCCAACCGCACCCCGACGCCGTCATCGGCGAGGTGGTCAAGGCGGCCTACGACGACCAGCGCGAGGCGCTGGTCTACGAGGGCGAGCTTGACACTCCCGAGCGTGCCCGCCAGATCCAGCGGGGCCGAGTGGATGTCTCCCCGTCGGTCGCTCTGCAGCCGGGTGACGAGGCCCCCGAACACGACGCCGAGCGAGTGGCTGCCATCACCGGCTATCGTGATCTTGCGGTCGTCACCGAGGGCGCGCATGCGTCGGCCAGCATCGACCTCGGGGCAGCCGAGGCGCTGGCCCGGCACTTCGATGTCGGGGCCGAGGCGCTGGCGGACGTTGCGGATGTCCAGCAGGGCACCCCCGTCCGCTGGAACTCCAGCGGCGACCGGCCAGCCTACGGCCGCGTGGAGTCCGTCCGCCGCGAGGGCGACGAACCGCTGGACAGCGAAATCGACGGCGACCAGACCATCACCCCGCCGGCGGCGCTCATCGAAGTCCACCAGCCGACCGACGACGGGTGGGAGCCGAGCGGGACGATGGTCGGGCACTCGCTGAACACGGACACGCTGACGGTTATTGAGGAGTTGCCGGCGCCGGATGCGCTGGCCGATTCGCCGGGCGGCGATGACGGGGCGGACGGCGACAAGTCCCAGAGCACCCCGGCCACATGGAGAACGACCATGACTGAGGAACTTACCGACACGGAACGCGAGCTACTGGCGGCCGCCGGCCAGAAGGACGACCCTGTGGTCGTTGAGGCCGGGGTGCGCGAGCGACTCGCAACGAATGAGGAACTGCTCGACGAGGCCGAGGCGATGGACTCGCCCGAACTCGTCGAATCGAACGACCACGAGGCACTGCAGGAGCGCATCAGTACCGTCAAGGGCCTGATGGCCGAGGCGCTCCAAGAGCGCACCGGCCTCTCGGAGGCCGCCGTCGAGGCGATGCCCTTCGAGGCGATGGCCGCGGAGTTCGAGGACGACGACGGCGACCTCGACTTGGAGGCGCTGACCCAGTCGCCCGAGGCCGGCGGCGCCCCCACGTCTGAGGGCCAAGACGACGCCGGCCCGAGCGACGAGGATGTCAAGCGCATCGAAGCGATCGACGAGAAGCTCTCGACGGTCGGGACCGCCCTCCCCGAAAGCCGGATCGAGGCACTCCGAGAGGAGGCGGCCGATCTGGCCGACGCCGACGATTACGAGGCTGCTCTGGAGGTGCTCTAAATGGCAACCAACGAAGGACAGGCAGGCGGCTCGAGCACCGAGACCATCGGGTACGACGACGCCGACGATACCACGGCGGCCGGTGACGTCACTGCAATCGACGCCGGCGACGCTGAACCCGCGGACGGCGATTCCGGCCACGCGCTCCTCGGCGTCCGCGCCCGCGGCCGCGCCACCGACGAGGGTAGTGTCGCGCCGATCCACACGTCGGGGCCGTGCGTCGCGGCCGTCGAGGGCTCCGTCACGGCTGGCGACGACCTCGACGTCGGGAACGCGACGAACGGCACGGTCGGCGAGTTCGAAACGAGTGCGGGAGGCCCTGCCCACGCCCTCTCGGACGCCGGCGGCGCGTGGCGCGGCCAGACCGCTCCCGCTGGCTCTGCGTGGGTGCTCCTGTGAGGTAATCCATGGCACAGACTGCATCTGACACCATCAGCGACGACGACGTTCGTGCGGTTGTTGAAAAGATCCGAAACAAGAAGTATCAGGCTCGGTCCGCGTTCCGCGAGTACGACGCGACCGGCAACGACAGTAATGCCGTCGAGTTTCCCGTCAGCGACGGCGACTTCGACGGCGACGTCGCAGAGGTCCCGCCCGGAAGCGAGTACCCCCGCGCGACAAAGAGCTACGACTCCGTCGCGGCGGCCCACACCAAGTACGGTCTCGAGATCGCAATCCCCGACGAGGACGTCGAGGACAGCGTCATCCCGATTACGCTGGACCAGGAAGAAGACCTGGTCCGGGCTGAAGAGGGCCGTGTCGACACGGTCGCGTACAACGTGCTCTCGGGGAACACGAGTTCCAGCGGCCCGATCGGGAACGGCAATTCGACGTTCGAATACGCCGAAGACATCGTGCCGGCCCGCGAGCAGGCGTTTCAGGATGAACTCGACCTGAGCGAACTGCGACTCATCGCCGGCGGTGGGGCGATGAGTGACTTCCTGACGATGGACCAGTTCACGCAGGCGAGCGAGCTCGGCGACATGGTCCTCGAGATGGGCGTGCTGCCCGGTGGCAACCTTGTCGGAGCCGAGGCATTCCTCGGTGTCGTCGGCGACATCCCGGTGTTCCTCGAAAACACCGGCAACTTCGCCGACGACGAGGCCTACCTCGTCGATCCGACGAACTTCGGGTGGGAGTCCACCCGGCGTGCGCTGGACGTCACGCAGTACCGCGAGGAGGACAAAGAGCAGGACGTCTGGCAGATCGACACCCGCGTCGACTTCGTCGCGACCCAGACGACCGCAAACATCGAGATAAACGCCTGAGGAACGGTGAGAGCGCATGCGATACCTGACCCACGATAGCGGCAGCGAGGTGACGGTCAAAAACGCGCAGGTGCTCGGTGACGAGTCGCCGCTCGAGTTCGACGACGATGGGCGGGCCGGCCCGGTGGCCGACGAGCTGGCCGAAACAGTCGCCGCGATGGACGCTCACATCGCGGTGGGGGAGCGTGTCCGTGACCACTCGGCAGCCGACGACGGGGGAGCGGACCACGAGGACGATGTCGACGAGGACGATGCGTTCGACGCTGCGGCCTTCGTCGACCGAACGCCGATGGACGACGTGGTGGAGGACATCGAGTCCGGCGAGGTCGACGCGCATCTCGAGGAGATCGCGGCGGCCGCTGACCGGGTGGGCGTTCAAGACGCCGTCGAAACTCGAATGGAGTAACCACGCATGCCCGGAGCCACCCCGATCGATGTTCGCATTGAGATCGATACCGATCTTGACGACCCGCAGATAGCGGCGCTACTGCGGCGAATCAAGCGGGAGTGGCAACGCGAGTACCGAGCTACTGTCTTCGAGGACGACCAGCATGTCGCGGATTTCGAGGCCGCGTTGACGGCTCTCCGAATCGCGGAGGGTCGCGACCGGCGGGCCGAAACGGTGCAATCTGGTCGGACCTCGACCACGTACGAGGCCTCCGAAATCAAGGCGCTCCAAAAACGAGTCCGCCGCCTTGACCCCGGCGATACGTTCGGGCATTCGGCAACCCTCCGGCGAGATATGGATCGGTACGTGACCAGCGCGACGCCCGGAAAAGACGCGTGACCGAAACCACACCACAATAGCCCCAGAGATGGCCTCGTTCGACCTTACTACGACCGGCTTCGACGATGTGCTAAAACTCTTCAAGGACGTTTCGGCACGGTTCGATGGCGACACGGTGTACCTCGTCGGCCCGAGCGTCGAGTACGCCGTGCACGTCGAACTCGGGACCAGCAAGATGGAAGCCCGACCGTTCGTGCGCCCTGCAGCGGAACGGGTGCAGTCCGACTTCGGTCTCGTCTCGCAGTTCGTCGACGGCGGTGTCCTCGAGGTCGGCGAAGCGGGGTTAGTCGAAGCAACGGCTCTCGCGGTTGAGGCAGAGATCGTGCGGATCATCACGCAAAAGAACTTGATTGACACTGGCGCGATGCGGGCATCGGTCACTACCGTGGAGGTATAGATGCACGGACCGATACAGCGACTCATCGAATCGCGTGGGCAGACCTACACAGTCCGAAATGCCGACCGGAGTGGTGGAGACCGCGACACCCCAACCTACCGAGACGATGGAACCGTGACTGCAGTGCTTGAGCGAGGTCAATCGCGTCCGGATGTCCATGTCGATAGCGATGGGAGCAACGTCCAAACCGATACCCAGCTGCGATTCGTCGGTGAGGCGGCGATCCGAGAAGAAGGCGACGCTGACGGGTATCCGACGCGGCTCGAGCACCCCGATGGCCAGGCATATGAGGTCGTGGCATCGTCCCCGGAGGACAGTGGCGTCACGGTTCTATCAGTCGAGCGAGCCTGACAATGGAGGACGTTAGCGACGACCTCGTCTCGTTTCTTCGGCATCGACTCGACGATAGCGTCGTCTCCATCGCGTTCTCCGCGTCGTCGGACATCGGCCATGCCGACTATACCGGAGCGAACTCGTATCCACAAATTGCCGTCGTTTCAGAGGACCCACAGGTCCCGGGCGGTGGACAGACGCAGTTTACCGGGATGGATGGCGGCGGTGGTGGCCCGATTCAGGACGTCATCGTCAGCATCCTCTTGAGAACGGGCGCGAACCGCCGGGGCGGT